TCCGTTTGTAAACACCCCAATGAATGTGTTAAAAGCGGTAGGGCAACGGCTATTCCCTTCAATAACAACCCGTATCCCTGTTATAAAGGGGCTTCATAAACAGCTTATTGCTGATATTACTTCTGGAGACCCTATAAGAATGGCTTCAGCGGAAGGCCGAATTGCTATGGGTAATTTAATATCCACAACGGCTCTTATGGCTTCAGCCAGCGGAGTTATAACAGGGACAGGGCCAACCGATGAACAAGAAAGAAAGCTTCTTATTCAAACTGGATGGCAACCTCAAAGCATCCGTATTCCAACTCCAGAAGGAGACAAATATGTTTCTTACGCAAAGCTTGACCCGTTTGCGAGTTTCTTCGGTATAACAGCAGACTTCTTGGATGCTATGTCCAGAGCTGACGAAGCCAAGCGAGGAGAAGGATTTGAGCTGTTTGCACAATCTATTACAATAGCGATGTCAGCTAATTTAGTTAATAAGAGTTATGTTGCATCATTAGACCAAGCTATTGATTTGTTGCAACAGCCAGATCGCTACGCAGAAAAGTATTTGCAGTCTAAAGTTTCAAGCCTAATTCCCGCTGGTCTAGGTGGATTAGCACCTATATTTAGAGATGAGGAAATGGTTGAAATACGCTCCATTAGCGATGCCATTATGTCCAAAATCCCAAATGGTAACGGACTTGAAGCAAAAAGAAACCTGCTTGGAGAAAAGGTAAAGCGTAATTCCCCTTCTTTAGTGGACTACTTTTTGCCTACGGCCTTATCAGAAGATAAGAACGATAAGGTTATTACAGAGCTTTCTAAGCTTCATCACGGCTTCCGCAACCCCAGCTCAAGAGTGAATGGTATTGAGCTTCTTGATTACAGGCTTCCTAATGGTCAAACGGGATACGACAGGTATATGGAACTTACTGGTAGTGTGCGGGTAAACGGAAAAACTCTACGGCAATCTTTAGACAAGCTTATTTCAAGCAAGGCGTACCAAAAGCTACCAGATGAAAATTTGTTTGATGTTGATAAGTCTCCAAGAATTAGTGAAATTAAGAAAGTTCTTAATGTATATCGTAAAAAAGCTAGGTTTGATTTGCAGAATGAATTACCAAAGCTTAAAACTCAATTTAGGGTTGTTGAGCAGTTAAAAGATGCAAGAGATTCTGGAAGAAGCGTTGAGGGGCTGATTCAGCAGTTAGAGGGGAGTTAAGCCGTGCCTAACACCTACACATCTTTTTCTTTAACTTCTGGAGCAAACACTAATGAATTTACAATTCCTTTTGCTTTTTTAAATGAAGTAGATGTAAAGATAAGATCAACTATTGTAAGCCCCAACGAATCTGTAATTCCAAACAACAGGATTCTAAATTGGACATATACTCCATATTCAAACTTTTCTCAAACATTTGTAAATGGGGAAACTAATCTAGCTTTTGGAAATTATTCAATAGTTTTTGAAAACGGGCTTTACAAGGCAAGATTTTCAAAAGCAATTTATATAAACGGAATTTCAGTAACTTATAATATTTTAATTTATCGTGAAACAGCCATTTTAAATTCATATTTTTTTAGAGATGGAAGTGCAATTCAAGCCAGAGATTTAAACAATATTACACTACAAAATTCTTATGTTTTAGAAGAGATTAAAGAATATAATCAGCTACTAGATGCTTTTAATTTATCCTCTTTGTTGCAAGGAAAATTAGACAAAACAGGGGGTAGTGTAACTGGAAATATAACGACAACTGGCTCTATTATTTTAAGTAATGCGTCTCAAGGTTTGACAACACCATCGGTTGCCTTAAATGGAGGAACAATATCTAATTTACCTACTCCAGCTAATTCAACCGATGCAGTTAATAAAGGTTATGTTGATGGTTTAACTATTGCTGGTTCTCCATTAGTTATAACAGATAACTCTGTTACTGATTCTCACTTACGAAAAGTTGCAGACCAACAGGCCGTAACTACTGCTACTATACGGAATAGTGCTGTAACTGCCGAAAAATTGGCTACTGACTCGGTTATTAACTCAAAACTTCAAACCGATTCAATTTCGTCCCGCTGTATTCAAGCTGGAAGCGTAACAAATTCAAAATTGGCAGTAGATTCAGTAGCTAGTACAAATTTAATAGCTTCTTCTGTTACTGAAGGAAAAATTCAAAACAACGCTGTAACATCTTCAAAGCTTGGATTAGCTTCTGTAACTAATGCTATATTGGCTGATAATTCAGTTTCAGCTACTAAACTGCAAGATAATTCTGTTGTAGCTTCAAAAATTGCTGTTGCATCTATCGCCTCTAATAAGCTCTTAAATTCACCTTTTCAATGGACAAGTGACTCAGTTCCAACAATAGCTAATTCAGCTACAACTTTAACAATTCAGCCTACGACAATTAACGCAACTAATTCTGTTTTAAATGTAAAAGAAATAAATCAAAATCCAGTACTTACTTCTGCTAATTATATTCCATTTTTTAACGGAACTAGAAGTACTCCTATTTTCAATCAATTTGATAAACTTAACGGAATACTTCCTTTAAGCCAAGAAGTACAAACTATTAAAACTGATGGTGATTTCAATTATAATTCTAGCCTTCAAAAACTTTGGATGACACAAACTCCGTATTGCAAAGTAGTTGCAATTCCAGAAACTCCTCAATACGCAATCGGAACTATGGTTAATACTTTTCCTTTTAAATTAGGGATAAAAAATCCTTATTGTAATGGAGAAGTTGGGTGTGTTTCTATGTTTGCTTACAGGCCAGTAACCCAAACTAGAGGCGGTCATAGTGTTACTTCCTTTCCTTATGTCAATAACCAAATTACTCAACGAACTATAACAACTTTGCCATTAAATGCGGTTATTTTTAATAACAACCCTAATATTACTTTAGATACAGCAACAGGAATTATTGGATTAGTTAATAGAAATAACAATGCGGTTTTTGAATACAATAGAACATTTTTAATAGTAATAACTGGAACAATTTCTACCACGGGGTCATCTAATGGGCATTTTTTTATGAGATACCCAAGCCAAGCATTTCAAACTTCTCCAACTACTTCTAATACTCCACATCAATCTTCAGTAGGTTATTTATGGACTCCCAATAGCCAGACTGGAACTTATTTAAGAAGTTCATTTGATTTTCGTTCTACATTTTCAACTAAAGAAGCAATTACAAGTTTTAATATTCAATATTATTTCGACCATCCAACAGGTCTATTTAATGGAGGGTATAATACAAAAGTTTTGTTTGGGGATACAATGGCAACTTGGGGTCATCTCAATCTTCCCGCTGAATGGAGAAATTTTATACCCGCAGAAACCCAGACTTATTCTATCTGGAATAACTATGCTGTATGCGTTACTTTAATAGAAGTTAGTAATGTTGATTTATATAATAATATTTAATTTTATTTATGAGCCAGCAACTTCACAGAAACATAGGCCGTATTGAAGGCAAGATTGATGCCATTTTGGAAAACCAAAGCGATTTTAAGGCTACCTTTAGCAAGCACGATGACCGCTTAAAACGCCTTGAAAACCATCAAATGAAAACTTTAGGGGCTTTTGGAGTTATTATTTTTTTATTTAATTGTATATGGGATTTTGTAAAAGATAAGCTTCATTCGTGAACTCATTAGAAGAAACACTTAAAACGCTTCACAAAGAGCTTGCCGAGGAGTTCTTGAGTAGGGTTCGTAGCGGGGAAGCCAGCCCTGCCGACCTAAATTCAGCCCGTCAGTTTTTAAGAGATAACGGCATTGACTCCTTGACTCTTAAGGGTTCGCCACTTATGAAACTTGCTATTGACTTGCCTTTTGATGAAGCATTACCGCAACCCCAGCCACCTTTTAGCTTGCCTCAAATTGAGGTAAAAGGAACAATGGTAAAAACCGATGAGAGACTACAAGAAAGAATACCAGAACTACCAAGGTAGGCCAGAGCAAATCAAGAACCGCACGGCTCGTAATAGGGCTAGGAGGTTAATGATTAAAAAGCACGGCAAGGCCAAGTTGCGGGGCAAGGATGTTGACCATAAAGACAGCAACCCACGCAACAACGGCTATTCCAATTTGCGGATTATGAGCAAGAGTAAAAACCGAGCCAGACTCCACGATTGAGCTTAGACCCACGCCTTGCTGATTTTAGAAACTTCCTGTTCCTTGCTTGGCAACATCTGGGCTTACCAGAGCCAACCAAGGTGCAGTATCAAATTGCATCCTACCTGCAACACGGGCCAAAGCGTTGCGTAATACAAGCCTTTCGTGGGTGCGGTAAAAGCTATGTATCGGCGGGGTATGTCCTCTGGAGGCTGTTACTAGACCCCAAGCTAAACTTCCTAGTTATCTCAGCCAGCAAAAGCAGGTCAGACGACTTCTCTACTTTTTGTTTAAGGCTTCTTAATGATATGCCTTTGCTGGAGCATTTGAAACCTGCGGAGAACCAAAGGTGTTCCAAGGTGTCATTTGATGTTAATGGCTCTCCTGCCAGCCAAGCCCCTAGCGTTAAGAGCTTGGGTATCACAGGGCAGATAACAGGTAGCCGTGCTGATGTAATCATCGCAGACGATGTGGAGGTGTTAAACAACTCTGCCACCGAGGGGATGAGGCAGAAGCTTTCCGAGACCATTAAAGAATTTGATTCCGTAGTAAAGCCTCTTGATACCAGCAAAATTATTTATTTAGGAACTCCCCAAAGCTACAACAGCATTTACAGGCTTCTTCCAGAGCGAGGCTTTAAGACCTGTATTTGGCCTAGTCGGTTTCCCAACGAGCGAGAACGACAAGCCTATGGAGACACTTTTTCACCAGAACTAGCAAATGAGATTTCTCAAAACCCCACGCTGGTAGGACAACCAACAGACCCTCAAAGATTCAGCGAGGCTGACCTATTGGAGCGTGAAGCCAGCTATGGCAGGTCTGGGTTTGCTTTGCAGTTCCAGCTTAACACAAGCTTGTCAGACCAAAACAGGTATCCTTTAAAACTTGCAGATTTAATTGTACTAAACCTCAATCCCGATGTTGGCCCTCAAAAAGCCGTATGGTCATCCAGCCCAGAATTGTGTTGCAACGAGCTACCCAATGTAGGCTTAAACGGAGACAGGTTTTACCGACCTATGAGCATTGTAGAGCCTTGGATTAAATATGATGGGTGCGTAATGGCAATAGACCCTTCTGGTAAAGGACGAGACGAAACAGCTTATGCGGTTGTAAAGATGCTAAATGGGCAGTTGTTTTTGGCAGAAAGCGGAGGATTATCCGAAGGCTACACTCCAAAAAGTTTAAGCACTCTTGCCGATGTTGCAAAACGCCACGGAGTCAATCACACCATTATTGAAGAAAACTTTGGTGGTGGAATGTTTACCAGCCTCATCAAGCCTGTGTTCGCCAAAGTGCATCCTTGCCAAATTGAAGAAGTTCGCCACAGCAAGCAAAAAGAAGCTCGAATCATTGATGTGCTTGAGCCTGTTTTTTCAAGCCACAAATTCATTGTCGATTCTGAAGTTATCCGTAAGGACTACCAAGAGGCTGATGCAAGGGGCTTGGATACGCATTTAAAATATAGCTTGTTTTATCAAATGAGTCGCATCACTCGTGACCGAGGAGCTTTAAGCAACGATGATCGACTTGATGCTTTAGCGATGGCTGTTCAGTATTGGGTGGAGCAAATGGGCAGAGACATTGACCTAGCCTTATCCGAACAGAAAGACAGGCTACTTGATGAAGAGCTAGAGAAATTTAAAGACAGCGTATTTGGTAAAAAGTCCAAAAGAAGCGGTTGGTTAAGCTCGTTAAAGCGGTAAATTTGATTGCAAAAACTGCTTCTTTTGTGTAAGAAACGCCCTATATATGTCCGACTACACCTTAGACCCCGCCACAATGAAGTGGAGTCGTAACTCTGAGCTTACCAAAATAACCCCTATTTCACGCCCTCCAGCCCCAACCCAACCAGAAAAACCTTCCACAATGCCCTCCAATCAACCAGAACCAGCCCTACAAGTGAAGATTACAAGCGACCAAGTAGATTCCCTTACCCAGACCCTAGAAACCGCTACAAAAGCCATTATGGGCTATGAGGGTGTAGGAACGATTCAAAGTGGCCGTAAAGAGACCTATGGCTTCCGTGAGGGTAATGCTGGGTATCAAGAGGTCACTAATGCAGTAACCAAGTACGGGGCAGGTAGCAAAGAGGCTACTAATGCTGTTGCAGACCAGCTAAAAGGCAAGCTACAAGCCGTAGGGCTACCCGATGTTGCTGATGCAGGTATGATTGCAAGCATCCTTTCGGTAAGTCATATGCGTGGAGAATCGGGTGCTAGAGCCATCCTTAACGCTGTTGGAAGCGGTTCAGAGAAGATTGAGTATTCCAGAAAAAGCCTAGACCCTGTTGCACTAAAGAACCTGCAATCTATGGGGGCTAGTGAGTTTCACACCAAGCTCAGACAAGCTAGAGAGCTTTATGATAAGACCCATTACTGGAACAGAACAGACAGCATAAAGCTACCCAATGGTAATACACAAACAGGCAGGTGGGGTGACTTGTTTGGGAATGGCCTTATCAGACGCTATAACGATGAGTATTCAACCTTTAGAAAACTAAGTGGTGTGTGATTCACTCTGCTCTGTTGATACTTATGGTTATGTTTGTAATAGCCCTATTGTGGACACAAAACGAGGATAAGTAACACATACTCAAAGCGGGGTATAAAGGTGTTGTTAGTCAATGATTTATAGCTGTGAAATGGCCTAATTGTCTGATGTATTAGATAGGGAAGGCGAATTTTTATACAGGGAGTTTTTATAGCCTTCTAAGTGATGGGGGGATACAGGGGGGTTTATTAAGCTTATAATTAGTTTTATAAATCATAGATATGTAATAGGTTATGTATTTATAATAATAATTGGATTTGTTTAATAATACTTAATAATAATAATCTTTATTCTAAACTAACTAGATGAGTTATGTATGAATAATCAAACCATATTACATATAGATTTGACAAAGGTAACTTATATATGCAATAGGTAACTTGTATGAAAAAAGGTCTCTATTACAATATGAACAGACGCAAGAAACTTGGCATTAGTCGTAGCAAAAAGAAGTCCACCATCGACTTAAAAATCTATAAAAAGATGAAGAACAAAACTGGTGGGTTTGCTGAATAATATATATGTGTACAATCGATTATAATAATAAAAATCCGTCCGATGTTAATAGTCCGTATTTTAGTATAGACGGAGGGCCACTTGAAGGGCCAGTTCAAAACCAAAGGGATATGAATACTTTATGGCTGGTAAAGAGTGTTCTTAAGGAAAAATTTGGAATCCGATCTTCCGACAATACGCCTTCCGAACCCTCACAACCTCCTCCTCCAGCCCCACAAGCTACACAAGCTAGGCAGTCTAGGGAAGGGTCTGTGACTAGAACAAAACAAACTCAAACAATGCGTAAAAGGACTGATTTAAAAGTGGCAGAACAAGTTAATATTCCCAGATCGCCTCTTGCTGTTATGGGTGGTGGTAGTAATTCTGGTGTAAATGTTCCAACTTGAAAATTGGGCCACTTATATTTGAGATTGTTGAATATTCCTCAAAAGAAGAATACACAAAACTAATAGGTGAAGATACTGGCTTGGGGATGTTCGGGGTATGCCAGACCTATCCAAAGACTCGCATCTTACTAAACAGCTTGCAGGATGACCAAAGCAAGCAACTGACCTTGCTACACGAAGTCTTGGAAGCTTTGAACTTCCTCTATCATCTCAATCTAAAAGAAAGAGACATCAAGACGCTAGAAGCAGGACTTGGACAAGTGCTTAAAGACAACCCAAGCTTTACTAAGAAGTTTATTACCTGCTAGTGCTACTAAAATAAGTGGATGAGCCTACCCTAGTGGTGTAGGTATTTGGGCCATAGTAGCTGTTTCCAGACTTAATAGTAACACCGCCTTCACCATAATAACGGCCACCTACATAAGTGGTAACGCCTGTGTCATCATAAAGCCTGTTGCCAACAACTTTAACAACACCTCTGGAGTTTTGGGCTACCCCAATGTATTCGTTCCAATCTTGGGCTAGGGTTACAGAGCAGGTTAGGGTCAGTAGTAGTAATAGTGTTTTCATAAACATAAGTATTAGCCAAGCCGTAGAGTTAGTCAATAGGGTCACAGCAAGTAGAAGCAGGGCTAATAACGATGATAAGGGCTTCTTTTTGTTTATAGGCAGTAATTTAAAGGGGGTATTATGCGTATAATAGGGGGGCTTGGGGGATGCCATAGGGGTGTGGTAGGGGGTCATTAGGAGGCATTAGGCTTGCCACAAGGTTGCTGTTGGATGACAAAGGGTTAATAGGGATTGATTGAGGTTGGTAGAGGTTGGCTATAAGAGGGCGGGTCTTTTTATTGGGGTTGTTAATTAGATCGTTAGGCATACCAAGGGGGTTGGTATAAGGGGGCAAAAGTTTTGGCGAAAAAATCTGAAAGGGTATATCGTGAATTACCTGTGCGTTTTTACCCCCTTCGTCCGTTTTGGTTTTTTGGCAAGTTTTTTGGTTTGGTTGCACCATAAACGCAACACGGGTCGAGTTGAGATAGTATCGGGCAAACATTGGGCAAGCTGGAGGTATCAAACAGAAAAGGAAATGGATATGAAAACCTTTTTCGGTATTGGTGAAACCAAAAGGCAATCGGAAAATACTGGAGGCCCAAAAACTATTCGCTTGAACGGCGATGGCGAGCGAAAAAGATTTGTTCGTTTTTGAATTATCTTATGAAATTTATATTTAACCTAGTTAGATATTAATAAGGTTTATATTTAACCTAGTTAAGCATCTTAAAATCATAAGCCCTTTAACTAAGCCCATTAGTTTTTTTGATATGCCTTTTAATCGCTTTTGGATGCCCTTTAAAATCGTTTTGCTTTTTTCTGGATAAGGTACAGCGGGCAAATAGAAAAACGGCTTTTTATGAATGAATAAGTTTTCCTAATTCCATCCATTAGTATATTTAATAAGTTTAGAAATAGCTTTTTTTGCTATTTACTATCTTACTATCCTCAGTATCTTAACTCTATGCAAAACGAAATCTGGACACTCCTAGCCTACGGGATTCTCTGCGGAGTAGCAGGGTTTTTCTGGGGTGCGGTTTATGTCCTACTAAATAGAAAGAAATAAAAACACTATGAAAAACACACTTTACAAAAAGGCACTACGCTGGGGCGGTTTGGATATGAATAAGCATCCCCTAGAATTGAAAATGCAGATCGGGAGAAAACTTAAATTCGTAGCCCGTCAACTACGCTTCGACTCCACCGACTATCCTATTGGCCTCCCTCAAAAACATATTCCAAGCTTTCAACGGGCAGGGGCTTGGCTCTGGTCAGCTTCCCAAGAGAAGCGGAAAGTTTACCGCCCAGCCGTTCCCGTGATGCAACGGGAGCTAGGTATTCGTGACCTGCTAAACATCCAAAGCCATAGGGGAGAATTTGTAGGGGTAGAGCTGGAGTTTTTATTGCCAAGGCAGGTCAACGCTACAACCCTTCGCACTAGTAAATTTATTGCCCTTACTAGTGATGGAAGTATCTGCCCTCCTAGCGGGTATATTGGGCTTGAAGCAAATGTGGTGTATGTGCGGGGCGTAAGTGAAAATAGGCTGGAAAAGTTTTGCAACACTCTATCACTATCAGAAGCCCAAGTGAATAAATCGTGCGGTTTGCATATTCACCTCGACCAGCGGAATGTATCACGGGCAACCGCTTGGAGAAGATACCATCGCCTTGTCTCTGCTTTGCCTTGGCTAAAGCTCGCCGTTCCTCCTTCTAGGATTGGGAATAGCTACTGCCGTTTAAATGTCGAAGGGGAGAATCCCGAAAACTATGATCGGTATATGGCTATAAATTGGAAAGCCTACACCGAACACGGGACGATTGAAGTACGACTCCTAAACGGGACAACTTCAGCCGATAAAATCAAACATTGGGTTGCCCTTTGCGTAGGTGCGAGCAGGAACACACTTCCCACGATTGATGCGATGATGAATTGCAACGAAATCCCACGGGAGGCGAAGGAGTGGTTTATGGCTCGCAAACGGAAATTCTATCCAGACAACACGACAAGCGGAATGAATGAAGAAGGGTCAGAAGAATAAGTAAACAACCAACCAAAAAGGAAAATATATATATGTGCATCGCAATCGTAAAAACTAAGAACGCAAAGATCAGCAGAAAGCATCTTGAAAATTCAGCCGACAGCAACCCCGACGGGTTTGGCATAGCTTGGGCAGACGGGCAACGCCTACGCACTTTTCGCACGATGAAGGCGAGCGACTGGATTGATAAAGTTATGACGCTGGAAAAACATACGGCTATCATCCACGCTAGAATCAAAACGCACGGGGCGACAGACTTGGAAAACTGCCACCCATTTACCATATCGAAAGGGCTTGCGTTTATTCATAATGGATGCTTGCCAATCTCCACCGCCGACAAGCCGACACGCTCAGACACTTGGCACTTTAACCAAAAAGTGATGCAACCACTAGTCCGTGACACGGGGGCAATCACTCCACCGCTTGTCGAAATGCTTCACGAGTACGCCAAAGGCTCGAAGCTATGTTTCCTAAACTACACGGGTAAGTTTATTATCATAAATGAAACCGCTGGGCATTGGGCTGGGGGTGTGTGGTATTCTAACAGCTCTTACAAAGCTGGGAACGATTGGTGGAAAACTGGGGGCTACACTTGCCCACCCTCTTACTACGGACGCTCGCCTGTTCAGATCATTCCCTCCTCTGGGGGCGTTGTCCCAATAGATGATGATGATACAATCGAAAGGATGATAGAGCAGGATTCTATAAAGAAATGGGAACAGCAAGCCTTTCACACCACGGAAGGAGCTTGGGAATGATGCAACAAAACCAAAACGATTTACTGGCAGGAGTTAAAATCTTTATCGTGCTGGGCTGGCTCTTTTTGGGGCTTGTCAGCTACATAAAAAAACACAAATAAAAAAGGAGAAATGAAAATGGACGACAAAAAACAACAAGTAGGAATCTGCGAAACTTGTAAAAAAGCCGAAGGCACTCGCCGATTTCCGAACATAGCGGAAAAAGATGAGGCGTTGAGAATGTCCTACATATCGTGCCAGCCGTGCTTTGAAGCGGTTTGGGCTGGGGAGAATTGAAAATGGACTATAAAAAACCAACCGACAAAAGAATTGCTGGATGCAACCCTTGGGGAGCTGATACAGATTGTGAGTATTGTAAAGAGAAAGCGGAATGGGCGATGCACAACGACGACCATATTGGGGTTTGCGATAAATCCGAGTGTGTCACAAAAGCCATCGAGGCGGGATACCACGCTTGCGGGTGTGGCGGGTAATTCCTAATTGATGCAACCAGCGGGGGCGGGGTTCAAATCCTCTCCCCTGCTTTTTTTGTGCCTAGATGCTAGATGCAACCACCGCCCATAGTGGCCTAGAAAAAACCGCACCACAACCCCTTGTGGTAAAATCGCCAAAAAATCCCTCCTTTTTACTCTGTAAGGAATATAAAATATACTCTTACTCTGAAAGGAATTAAAAAAGGGAATACTTCACAAGGTATAGTGGAATGATATATAATGTTTATTTGTATATAGTAAATTTAATATATAAATATATAGGATAGTATATGATAGCTTATGATAGCTTATGATAGAGGAGAGATAGTATTAGGATAGTAGCTGATAGTATTAAGATAGTATGTGATAGTGTTAGGATAGTAGGTCTGATAGTAAAATTACCCGTATGTTTATTACCCGTGCGTTCCAACAAACGGGAGCGTAGCCATCAAAGCCACTACTTGCCACTATTAGTCAAACTACTACTTGCTCAACAGCGTGTTTTTCCATTTGATAAAATTACCCGTGCGTTTATTTTGTCTTTATGAGAACACAAGAACCTAATGGAACTGACACACGCAAAGGGAGCGTTGTGGAAGTCACCCAAGAAAACTATAACTCCCTCAAGAAACTTTATGACAAGAGTGTAAAAGACAATATGGATGCCTATTCCGTAGTAGAATGGAATGGCATAGCTTTTGTTTTGGGTTACTTAAAATATGTTCTGCTTGTGATGGAACAGAAGTTGGGGGTTGTATGATGGGAGCAGTAACAAGGCACGGGGATTCTTTTGCAGTTTCCCTTACAAGCAAAGGCAAGCGGATACGCAAGAGGTTTCCAAGTATGACCCAAGCGGAGTCCTATTTACTTGACCTACGCAGGGCTGTAATTGCTGGCAAGGAGCTACCCCAAGCAGAGCAGGAGGGTAAGACTTGGGCAGAGCTTCGTGAAGCCACCATTCAGTCTGTATGGAGAGGGGCAAAGAGCTTAAATACTCAAAGTATCAACAGCAGGAGCGTTGTGGAGGCTTTTGGAGCAACCAGCTTGGTTAAGGAGTTTAATCAGCAGATGGTGGAAAACCTTATCCAAGCCTTGCAATCCCAAGGTAACAGCAACGCAACCATTAACAGAAAGCTTACAGCCTTGAGCAAGATGATTCATCACGGCATCGACTTGGGATGGATACCTTCTGGTGTTCGTTACAAGCTGACCTTGTGCAAGGAGAAGAAGGGCAGAGTAAGAGTCCTTACACAGCAGGAAGAGGCTAGGGTTCTGGAACTAGCCCCAGAAAAGCTTAAAGGCTTGTTTATATTCTTGCTTTATAGCGGAGCAAGAGTTGGGGAAGCTTTGAGGCTCAAATGGACGGACTTTAATTGGTCTGCCCCTTCAGCTACCTTTTGGGATACAAAGAGTGGGGAAAGTAGAACCATCCCAATCACCCTAGCGATTGTTAAGCTTCTCAATGAGGAGATGGAGAAAGATACAGAAGGCCCATTTGCTCATATCAAGCAGTTTGAGGTGAACAAGGGGTGGGAACGCATAAGAATCGAGATGGGATTAAAGGATGATGAGGAGTTTGTGCCTCATTGTTTAAGACACACTAGGGCAAGTAGATTTGTTCAGAAGGGTGTTCCGATTCTAGTTGTCAAAGAGTGGTTGGGGCATAAAACAATTCAGATGACTATGCGGTATGCACATTTGCTACCTAGTAATCTCAATCAAGTATTAACAACAATGGAGGAAAACTAAAATGGAAGTGACTTGGGACTTGTATAAAGTAGAGGCTAAATCAAAACTGAAATGGCAGGAGGACTTGCTTACCAATGCAGGAAAGAACTTGAGGAAGATTCTGGAAGGTCTGCCTCATTCTGGAAGGTCTGCTTTGGCTGTTATCCTAACCCAAACAGATTTAAGCCTAAAGATTGCAACAGAAGTGATGGAGGAGCTTGCTGGAAAAGCCAATGAGCAAGCGGAAGTAAAATGATTAGCGGTTGCTTTGAGCCTGTTCCTTTTTCAGCTCTCAACTTTATCAAGAGATTGATAAAAAATGTAGATGAGGGGGGTACTTGGGTTTGTTCCAATGGGTTTTCTGTTTGGAAAATCTCAAAGAAACAAAAACTTGCACAAGTTGTAGCTGATGATAGCGAAATCAACAAAACTCTTAAAGACAGCTTGCTTCAAAACGGGTGGTCTGTTTTAGAAAGAGAACTTAGATGATAAGGCTACTTAAAGATATGTCTGAAATCGTGTTGATAATCTTTGGTGGGTTCGTTGCATTAACACTTTTTCTTTTCCTTATGACATTCTTTCTTTGGGGATTTGATAGGTTTGTTGAATGGATAAAGGATTGTATCGCAGATTTTAGGATACAAGATTAAGGTAAAACAATGACTACTCAAACAATGGAGGATTTAATGGTTGAGTTTGATTTGGATGGCAAATCTTATTCAGCTAGTGCAGATGCAGAAGTTAAGGTTGCAGTTGAGGATGTTGGCCCTGTTGGATACAGAGAACATTGTTACTGCGATTGCATCCAAGATGCTATATTCTCAAAACTAGAGATTTGGCTAGACGGGCAAAAGCTGGAGAACCCAGAAAAGGAGCTTGTCGATGAAGCGGAAAGAAGGTTAATGCGTGAAACTGAATACCAGTTTGAAAGGAGCAGATGAAAACACACAGGTTTGTGCAACAGATTAAAGATTCCTATGGGAATTACATTCGCAAATGGGCAGTCTTTGAACAAGTGATAACCGAGAATGGTGTAAAACAATTCTTGATTAAGTCGTATAATTCACTTTATGAGGCCATAGATAACCTACACAAAGGAAGAAGAAAATGATGTTTCAAGCAGTCAGTCTATACTTTAAGCGAATCAAGCTTACCAAACCAGCACAACCCGTAGTGTTTGATGTTCCCTTTAGAGACATCTATTTCACAAGTCACGGGGATGGTGAAACAAGCCAGTATATAAACGGGGTAGCTACTTTTGAAGCCGTGAATGATAAGAAGGAAGATGCCCCATTGAGGTTTGTTGAGGCTGATAAAGTGTGGGCAAGCTCTCCATTGGGAGCTTATGAAATTGATGTTGAGGATGACACGCAAAGGAGAATGGTAAGACAAGCCATCGAACAAGACGATGCAATATGGAAAACTGCCAAGAAACTAGCCAAAGCCAAAAAGTTAATTTAACACAGCACGAGCTTGACGCTTTTTCCCTAGCCGAATCAAAGCGGAAGAGGGACAATAAAAAGGCTAAAGGTGTTACTAAAGGGATAGAGACCTTTACGGGTGGGACTGCTCACCTATTGCGTCATTCTGTTGCTTCTGTTGGAGAGGCTATAAAGAAGTGGGCTAACAAAGCCGAAAAGTCGTGCGGTAAACGGCACAGGGCTGTTGCACGGATGAAGGAGTTAAGCCCTTTTCAACTATCAGCAATCACTTGTAGGGCAGTTTTAAACGGAATAAGCACCAATAGGACGCTTGCTTCGGTTTGTTTTGATGTGGGCAAACTAGCAGAAAGTGAAAGCAGACTTCGTTCTAGCCCTTCATTAGAGTGGGGGATTCTTGCAAAGCGAGTAAGAAAGCGGGGCGGTTTAAAGTATAGGATGCAATCGGCTTTGAGGGGTATGAAAAGCCGTCCTAAAGCTTGGCCCAAAGGGGATAAGATGTCTTTAGGGCTGGTTTTGATTGAACTCTTTATTCAAAGCACAGGACTTGCTGAAGTCTATGCTGTAAAACGGAACAAGAAGAGAATCAATTACCTTGTTGCAACCAAAGATTGCGAAGAGTGGATTCAGCAGTTTGAGGACAAGTGGGTTTTAGAGCCGATGAGCTTACCAAGGCTTCAGCCAGAACCCCAGCCGAACTTGTTTTGGGTTAAGTGCAGAAGTGCAAAGCAGGAGAGGCTATACAAAGCCAAACCCAAGCTAGTTGAGGAGTGTATGAACAAGCTTCAAAGCGTTCCTTGGGCTATTAACAAGCCAGTTTTGGAGGTACTTGAGAATTATTACACTAATGGTTTAACCATAAACGGAAGCCTAGTGACCCATCAAAAAGAGATTATTCAAGTATCGTTTAGTGGGATGGATGACCAGCAACGCAAAGACAGGATGAAGTCTATTTGGAAGTTGCGAACAGAAAACATAAGCAACAAGAGCAAGACCTATTATGTGACCCAGCAGTTAGTCGTTGCACGAAAGTTTAGGGACACGCTGTTTTACTTACCCGTTCAGTTAGATTTTAGGGGCAGAGTTTACTATGTTCCTTCTCATATTGGGCCTCAAAAGAATGATTTGGGTAAGGCTTTATGCGACTTTGGGAAGCCAAGGAAAGTAACAGATTCGGGGCGTAAATGGTTTCTTTTGGACGGCTCAAAGCATTTTGGATGCGACAGCGGAACATTTGAAGAAAGAATAAAGTGGGCTACGGATAACAAAGCAAACATTGAAAGCGTTGTTTCCGACCCTTACCAAGCTGTTTGGTGGCATAAAGCGGAAAGCCCTTGGCAATTTTTAAGATGGTGTTTTGCTTATGTAGGAGGAGCAGAAAGCTATCCAGTATCTTTAGATGCGAGCAACAACGGGTTACAAATCATTTCGCTTCTTACGGGCGATGCAACGATGGGTAGGCTTACAAATGTCCTACCCTCCCCCAGACCCTCGGACATCTACGGGGCGGTTAGCCAGAGGCTTATAGAGAACATAAGAGGTAGCGACAGGGAGTGGCTGACCCAATGGTGCAACAGAGATGTTCTAAAGCGACCCGTAATGACCCTACCCTATGGAGTTACCCGCTATGGAATGGCAGAGCAATTTTCAGAGAAAACTGGCTTATCTATTCACAACTGCCTTTTGGCTTCAGATGAGATTGCCAAAGCAATTCGGGACATTGTGCCTTCTGTATTTGAAACAATGAGCTGGTTTAAGCAGGTAGCTATTTCGGCTTTGGATTCAGATATGCAACTGGCTTGGACTAGCCCTACTGGTTTTGAAGTTTATCAGCCTTATTTTGCAAGCCGTTTAAAAACAATTAAGCTTCGTCTTGGCGATGTTGTTCGCTATGTATCATACAATGAAGAACACAAAAAGAAGCTCGACAAGGAGGGACAAGTTGCTGGATTTGCTCCTAACTTTATTCATAGTTTGGATGCCAGCGTGGTGCATTTGGCGATTAGCAAAATGGATTCTGAAGGCATAGATCAAGTTTTTTGTATTCACGATTGTTTTGGTTCACACGCAAACGACATTGAGGCTATGAGGAAAAATGTTCTTTTAGCAGTAAGAGATATTTTTTCTAAAGACATTTTGACGAGGTTAAAAGAGGTAATAGAGGGGGCTATTAGAAAGCCTAATACTTTACATAACCCGCCTAAAAACGGGGGTTTCCCGATTGACTCCCTTTTGCAGAGCGAGTATTTTGTTAAATGAAAGGAAACACAAATGGCAATTAAATACACTCTGATGAGTTGTGATGAGGAAGCTGGAGAATCTTACGGATACCCAAAAACAAGGGTACAAGTAGAGTTTAAAGCAGATCATCTTGACGATGTAATCAATGGCATAACTCAGTTTCTTGTAGGAACTGGTTTTGTATTGAGAGGGAAGCTAGAGCTTGTCGAAGATTCGCAAGATGACCGACAGCTACCTTTACAGGGATTCGATTTGAGCGAGTCCAAGTAAATTAAATAAAACCAAGCTCAAAATAAAAAGGAGAGATATGGATAAAAAATACAATCGTGTTCGTATCACCAGCCCTAAAGGGGTTGCTGTGTATCCGAAACTAAATCGAGCAGATACTAAATTCAACGAGGACGGAGTTTATTCCACGAAACTACTTGTTTCAAAGGACGATTCTAAAGCCTTTGTTGCCCAAGTGAAACAGGTTCTCAAGGACTATTACGAGGAAACTTGTAAGACCCAAAAGAAAGCAAAGCTCAAGCTTGCTGATTCACCTTGGAAAGAAACTGAGGATGGTGAGAATCTTGAGATTAATTTCAAGCTTCCCGCCAAAGTCAAAACTAAATCGGGTGAAGCTATTGAACTTCGTCCAGCGTTGTTCGATTGCAAAGGACATCCCACATCGGAACTTATCGGTGGTGGTTCAGTAATTAAAATTGGCTGTGAGGCAAGCCCTTGGTTTGTTCCTGCTCTTGGGGTAGGCATTACACTTCGGTTGCGAGCCGTGCAGGTTCTTGAACTGAAGTCTCCATCATCGGGAGGAAACTCCTTTGAAGCCTTTGGCTTTTCTTCTGAAGAAGAAGGCTATGTGGCAGGTGGCGAAACATTCCCAGAGCTTACAAAACCCAAGGAGTCCAAAGATGAAGCGAGCCAAACGCCCGTGCTTCCAGAGGACTTCTAAATATAGGAGTAGTTTAGAAACTCAAATTGCACATCAGTTAGAAAAAGCTGGTGTGCAGTTTAGTTACGAAACATTACGACTAAAATTTACAAGAAAATGTCATTACAAACCCGACTTCATTCTACCAAACGGCGTAATAATCGAGGCGAAGGGCTGGTTCACACCGCAGGACAGGTCAAAGCTGGTGCTAGTGAAGGAGCAAAATCCCGACCTAGACATACGCTTGGTTTTTTCTCGGTCTATTCAGCGTCTAAACAAGAAGTCCCGAACAACCTACGCAGAGTGGTCAACGACTTACGGCTTCCCTTATGCTGATAAGGAAGTCCCGAAAGAATGGCTAATTTTGTAAGACACGCTTCTTGCGAGAAGTGCGGTTCGTCTGATGCTCGTGCCGAATATTCGGACGGCTCATCGTACTGCTTTTCTTGTTTAGCTTATTTAAAAGGAGACGGAGAACCACAAATGGAGGAAACACAAGTCTGTATGAATTTAGGACTAATTGAGGGGCATACAACTGCCCTAACCAAGAGAAATATACACGCTGAAACTTGCGAGAAGTTTGGATACAAGGTTGGAACTTACAACGGCCAACCCGTTCAAATCGCAGATTACAGAAACAAAGAAGGGAGGGTGGTTGCACAAAAGTTAAGGTTTCAAAATAAGGATTTTATGATTCTTGGAGAAGCCTCTGAAATGACTTTGTTTGGGCAACACCTTTTTAATGGAGGTAAGATGGTTGTTGTTACAGAGGGGGAGATTGACTGCCTTTCTGTTTCTCAAACACAAAGCAACAAGTGGCCTGTGGTTAGCATACCAACAGGAGCACAATCAGCAGTTAAGGCAATCAAGAAGAATATGGAGTGGCTTGAGAAGTTTGAGAAGGTTGTCTTTATGTTTGATAATGATGAAGCGGGTATCAAGGCTTCTAAGGCTTGTGCTTCGTTGTTAAGCGTAGGCAAGGCTAGGGTTGCAACGCTTGCCCTTAAAGATGCAAACGACCTGCTTATGGCTGGTAGAGGTGCAGAGATAGTAGATGCTATGTGGAACGCAAAGGAGTACCGACCAGATGGCATTGTTGGAGGCTCAGAGCTTTGGGATTACATCACCAAGGTAGATTTGCAGGAATCAGTTTCGTACCCTTATGCTGGGGTAAGTGCGATGACCCACGGCTTGAGGAAGGGAGAGCTAGTTACGATATGTGCTGGTTCTGGTATCGGTAAGAGCCAGTTTTGCAGGGAACTTGCCCATTGGCTTCTACGCAACGGAAAGACAATAGGCTACATAGCCCTTGAGGAGTCAGTAAGACGAACTGCTTTGGGAATCTTAGCGATTGAGGCAAGTAAGCCGTTGCACATAAAACCAGACAGCATCACCCAGAAGGAGCTGGAAAACTTGTTTGTGGGTACAATTAAAGACCGCTTCTTTACTTATGACCATTTTGGTTCTATGGATTCAGATAATCTTCTTAATCGGGTTAGGTTTATGGCAAAGGGGTGCGGGTGTGAATACATTGTCCTAGATCATTTAAGCATTGTGGTTTCTGGTATGGGAGACGGAGATGAGCGTAGATTGATTGATAACACAATGACCAAGCTTCGTAGTTTGGTTGAAGAACTGAAGATTGGCTTGGTTCTTGTATCCCACTTGAAGCGTCCAGAAGGCAGAGGACACGAGGATG